TCGGTTTCTTCTTTTAGACCCATACCAGATCTTACACCATTAAATAAGTCCTTTGAATCTTTATTACTAAAATTCTTTGGAAGGCCCTTTGTAAACTGATTAAAATCATTATCACTGGCAGCTGCTCTCATTTTAGATGCGGACATACCATCTACACCTTCTGAGTCAGGGTCTCTTTCACCAGCCGATATTACATCAATTGTTCTAAAGTTATAGAAACCATACCGTTGTCCTGTTTTACCATTATACTTTGTTAATAAAGATTTGAACTCAGTGATTCTATCTGATCCAACTACCATTACTACATTTACAAATCCTTCATTATAAATGGCATTAGCTGCATCAAATACTGTTTTAACATCTTTGTTTAACATAATATAACGAGCATGCTTAGGCATCATTTTCCTAGCATATTTAACTTTATCATTATATAGTAATGGATTTTTCTTTTTATCATTTGTTTGAGAAAGATAAATTCGATATGGATTATTACCTGACTTAGAAGAAAGCACCTCTAGCAGTTTTTCATGACCAATAGTTGGAGGATTCATTCTACCAAATGTAAAATAAAGTGTCTTTGCCTCTTCAACAATATACTGCTTAAAAGAATTAATCATTATCAATAGCTCACTTATTCTTATTTCTTTTACGATCAGCTTCCATTCTACGAGTAGCCGGTAATTGTTTTTGTGCTAGTTGTTTAATACGTGGTCCTAATTTAGCAATACGTTTTTCCATATCTGCCCGTCTTACAGCAGACAAATCAGTTTTGCTAGAGCCCTTTGTAAATTTTTTGATAAGATCAGATTTGACTTTTCTAATTGCTCTATTCATTAATTTTTCTTTTGTAGCAGTTCTATTTTTAGATCTTTTAATGCCAAGTTTAATTCGTGGAGCAAGGATTTTCATACGTCTTGCTGCTGCTCTTCTCATGCTAGGAGTCCATGCTTCTGGCAAATCTTCTTCAGTTAATTCGTAATCTTCATTTTGTGTTTCTTCAGCCATACGAGCTCTCATTGCTTGAAGTTCGGCATCTAACTTATCTCTTTTTTGTTGTTGATTTTTATTAAGTTGAGATTTATTAGGAACCATTTGAGCTAATTCGTCAACTTCAGTTGATTCTTTAGGATATGCATCTCTGTCATTCCAATCATGATCTTTAGGTAAATCAGCCTCAGTTCCAGGTCTCACCATCTTATTTTTAGCCGCAGCTTTACGCGCCGCTATTTGACTTGGAGTATTACGTAATGAAGCGACTCTTGCTTTTACTTCGGGAGACATTTCTTCATTTCTTACTTTTCGGCTTTGAGCAATTTTAGTGTCTATTTGCAAAGCAAGATCTCTAGTTTTTACGGCCTGTTTTAAACCTTTATTTAATTTTTTTCTACTATCAGCCCATGATGCAGCTGCTGCATCTGAAGTTTCGTTCACATATTCTTTAACCCAATGACTACCATTTGGATCACTGCAATCATTTGCACAATCAGTTGTTGGTTTGTTTAGTTCATCACCACAGTCTTTGCAAACCATAGTGTGTGCTTCACTAACTTCAACAGATTCTCTTGACATTTTATCTGCCCTCTTACTAATATCAGACAATGCCTTTTTAGTAGAACTCATTTCCTTTGGTTTCTTATTTCTACTCATATGCTTTTCATATTTCTTTGGGTCTATCTTTGGTGCTTTTTCATTAACTTCAACAGACGCACCCAAGTGCTGAACTGACCCAGCGTGAGCTTTTTTACTTTTTTCTTCAAAATCTTTAATTGCTGCATCTCGCAGCTCTCCAGGAGCAATACGACTGATTTCAGCGCCAGCATCTTCGGCAGCAGAATGCAAAGATGCTTGTTGTAGATGGTATTTTTTATTTTCTGGATCTCTAGTCATCTGTCTTTCATGATGCAGCCTAGCAAGTTGATGGGCTCTGGTTCTATCAGACCGGTCACGATCTTCTTTTGGAGCCCAATTTGTGCCAATCGAACTAGGCAAAACAGATTCTTTAAAACCCATTCCTCTTGCCACATTATCGGGATTAACACCCATTCCTCTTAGCACATTTCCAGCTCTAGATTTTAATGTTTCTTTCGGTTCTTTTGCTGCTCTTGCTTTATCTTTTTCAGCATGAGGGCCTTTTCCCATTCCTCTGATTACATCATCGGGATTAACACCCATTCCTCTTGCCACGTTTTTAGCTCTTTCAACAGATTCTTTATGTACAGAATAATGTGGTCCATCATCGTGTGGAAAAGGTTGTTTGTCTAAATGCCGGCTAATCCTACGCCCAACAAACTGCCCTACACGCTTTTTGCCTAGGGCCTTTCTAGTTGTTTTTACTAAAAAATGTCCATCTGGTCCATCGCCCATGACCATATATTTCATGCCAGCTTCTTTGCTATTATGCACAGCCATAATGTCATGGTTAAGACCAACTGAAATGTGAACGTGATGCCCATCTTTATTTTCATTAAGTGCGCGCAATAGTTTTGTGTATCTTTTATCCATTTTCATCTTCCTGGTTTATCCCATCCTTTTAAAATATCTGGCGAAAAGTTGTTGTATGAAAATTCTAATCTGTCAACAATCTTTACCGCATCACCACCTAATTTGTCTATAGCAACATATCCTTCTTCGCCAGTGACCTTAAATCCATTAGGTGTCTTAACGAAAGTATCAATGCTCTTGAGCTTATTAAGTATATTTATAAGTTTTAATTTTACAACAATTATTAACTTTTGCAAATCGAATATCTTTTTAAGATTTTGTTTATTCTTTGGTGAAAAGAATTTTAAAAATTCATCACGTTTTATCATTTGGGCATTTTTGCCTTTTTCAGTTTTACGCTTATCAATTTCTTTTTGATAGCGGGCAGTGACCCATTTAATTAATGCATTTACATGCTTTGTTGTATCTTTAATTTGTTCACCTTTGCGAACAAATGTATTATTAAATGTCTCAATTGTTTGAGCTAAATCTCTATTATTTTCAAGAGTTTTTAATGTAGATGCACCAATTTGATTAAACAAAAAGCCTATTTCAGATAGTTTTTTATTTACATCTTCTGTTTCTTTAGCTGACATAGTAACTCTTGTTAAATCTCTAAGCATTGCATCTTGAGACCACACATCAGCACTTTTTCTTAGTTTTGAAACATCAACACCATAAGAAGCTCTCATCGTCTCAAATGAATCACCGGTATACGTGGTATGCCATACGATACCCATCTTAGCTCTTTTTACTGCAGTTGCTGCAACAGTTCCAGCTGGTATAGCATATGCAATAGTGTTTGGATGAAATACTACGTACTTCTGTCCACCAATTGATTGAGTAGTAAGTTCTGATTTTGAATATAAAAAGTCTCCTTGGATCACACCTTTAATTCCAAGGGCAGGCAGATACTTTAAAGCTTCTTTTAATTTAGTATTTAGATCGCCTTTAGTATCAGCATCAATATCAGCATCGGTTTTATAAACCATAGGATTTTTATTAAAAATGCCTTTTTTAGCTACAAAAAACTTTCCATCATTTGGATCAATGCCAGCAAAAACGGCAGGAGCTCCATCCCACTTAACGCTTACTCTACCTTCTTTTTTACCGCCTAGCATATCCCTTAAATCTCTTAAAGCGAATATTGCCTGTCGAGTTCCATTCACACCACCATAAAGAACACGATCCTCAATATGAGTCATGTGAGTGTTCTTTTGTTCTGTTAAATAATTTCCAAATCTAAGCATAATAGTTTCCTAAACATTTTTCGGAATGTATTCCTTAATTTTCTTTTCAATAGCCGAAATAATCTTGTTATGTGTTTGGCTTAAATAGCGATCTTTTCGTAATCTTTTAATAGCCAATACAGTTTGAGCTGCATATTTCTTTTGAAAGTCTGCTGGTCGAGTATCAATGTCTTGAACGTTTGCTAGTCTATCTGCTAACTTTACAACCAATGCCCAACTCGACATCTTAGCCATTTTGTTTGCAATATATTCACCTTTACCAATTGCATCAGATGCTGCTTTATCAGTAGTTAATTCTTGAACCATATCAGCAACAAGAGCACCAAACTGTTTAACTAAATCCTGATATGTAGTATCTGTATCTTCAAGTGTATCATGAAGATAAGCAGCTTGAATCAAAGCTGATAAGTTATTAGACCTTTTAAATTGTTTTACAAATCGAGCAACTTCTTTTGGATGAGCAATATATTCTCCACCACTTTTTCTAAACTGACCTTTATGAGCTTTTGTTGCAACACGAAGAGCGGTCAAAGCACTTTCATTAAGAGGTTCATTCATATGTGATTTAAAATTAAGCATTGTATTTTCCTATATTACTTTACCGCCGCCAGCCGGAGCTTTAGCCAATCTAAAACTAGCCATAGCGTCTATTGATGCGTGTTTTTTCGGACTATTTAGTCCTCGAGGCTGAATACGAACTTCAAGCTTTGCTGATAAATTTTTTAAAGAATCTAATTTTGTTAATCCATGCTGTGCAGCAATTTCACTCAGATCACTTTTTGATAAAATGCCATTAGTATCTACTAGCCATATTTTATCTTTTAACATCATAAATAATACACTTGCTGCCGATCCGGCTTTAAGATTTTTTACAAATTTAGTTTTGTAATGATCAATAATTTTTTGGCCAAGTACATCACCTGTAATTTGAGCAATTTGATAATTATTTGTTTGATTAGCAAATTCTTGAGCTTTTGTTTTACGATTTTCTTTATCTTTTATAATAGTCATTGAACCAGAATATAATTTTTTAACGTCTTTACTAAAGTAAGTTTTAAGATCTTTCAATAATCTTTTACCATTAGTAATAGCTTCAGGGGTATTATTCATTATATCAATTAGCTCTTTCTTAGATTCACTCTTTAAATCTGGCGTTGAAAACTTTCTGCCGTTAAAATGCCAGTCTCTCATTGATCCCATTTGCGCTTTATAATCAGCTTTATATTCATAGTGTAAATCAATAGTCTTTCCATTTTTTAATTTAACTCTATAAGCAAAGTCTGGAAAACCAGCATCAAAGCCAGCTGGAGAAACTATAGCTTTCGATCCAACTAATTTATTTCCAAGATCAGCAAAAGCCTTATTTTCTGCAGCTTGCGCTTTAGCGCTTACTCCTTTTGCTTCAGTTATATAACTCTTAAATGTAAGCATAAACTTTTCCTATAGTAGTTTAGTTTATACTATTTATACAAAAAAATAAGGGCAAACTTTCGCCGGCCCTTATTTTTATTAATCGGATATAATTGGATATAATTGGATATTAATATGGATTTCTTTTATAGATGTATGCATCTGCATGAGCAGCATCTTCTAAACGAATACATTGCCAATGACCACAATGGTTTCCACCATATATGCTATTTTCACCAGCTCCATATTTCCAGGCGTTTGGATTATCTTTACCAAGACGTCCCTGAAGCTTAATATAATATTGATGATTAAGACCTTCTTGCTTAAGCATCTTATTCATGTATTTTACAAATTTACGAAGGTCTTTGATTCGCGCAGAATCTTTTGAATCATTAGTAAATGTACCAATATATGCGTCAGTGCGTTTCATTTGTCATTCCTTATATCATTTATCATTGCTGCGACACTCCAACCAACACCAATAATAATAAATCCCAAACCCACTGCTGGAGCACCAGTAGTAATTAAAACTAAGCCAGCAATAGCAACAACTGCTGAATATATAAACATTACTGGCATTCATCAAATCCTTTAAATTCTTGTGTTTTGATAAAGACAACATTTTTAATTGTTATTTCGCCAGTTTCAACCATGCTGTTGAGTAAGCTATAGATGAAGTCAAGTGCTTGAAATTCAGTAACACCATGGCGAGATGTTTCAACAGTTTCAAAAAAACCATCAAGATTGCGAGTGTAACGAAGAGTTGCGATGTTCATATTTTTATCCAAAAATTAAGGTTAAGATTGAGAATACAAAAGCCATATTCAATATGGCTGATGTAAGATTTATAAAGAAGGATTTCATTAGAAGATTTCTCCAGTGATAACATTTGCAATTGGTTGATTACCAAGTGCATCCCGAGCCATCATTTGCTCTTCAGCAATTTGTTCTGGTGAACGATTTGCTTGAGCAATTTTATAGTCATCAAGAAAGCTTGAAACTTGAGCTTTACGATAACCATTTGAAGTATGAAGTACTTCATCAGAAATAAGACCAGCTTCAAAGAAATCAGTTAGCATATCTTCAAAAGGAACACGATCGTTTGAGCTCCAGAAAAATGTTTGGTTAAATGTATCAACATAACCTCTAGCAAAGGTTTCAACAATTTTTTCTGCAGTGTAACCGGTGAAAGTCTGGGTACGATTATCTCTTTTCATAGCATATCTCCTTTTGATATATTCTTTATAAACTAGTTTTGATGAATTGTAAACAAAAAAATGCACCCGAAGATGCATTTTTTAAATATTGGAAAAAAGTGTGATATAAATGTTACACTATGATGAACTAGCTTCGTAAATCATTTTAATATTTTTTGAAATAGCTTTATTGAATTCTTCTTGACTCTGATTAAAAAATAAATTTTCACTTAGTCCTCGACTAAAACTTGCTCCCATATTCTTATTCTTTTTAAGCCTGGTACAGGCTTCATCAGTAGTGTATCCGCCGCTTAAACCTACAACTTTATCTACTGACAAATGCTCAATTGAACTAGTATACAAATTAGCAGTTTCTGGTAATGTTAGTTTAAGAATACATCTTCCTTTAAAATTTTGTAGACTACGATATAATTCATCTTTAAGAATAATTTCTAATTCTGCTTTTTGAGGATGATCAATTGGTACTTCAGGTTCAACAATAGGGACCAATCCTTCAGCGTATATTTTTTCTGCATATTCAAATTGCTGATCTAAAACAGTTTTTAATATTTGTTCTGTTTTAACAATACTTCTCATTTTTGTTCCGTAACAATTATGAGTTAATGCATACATAATCATTTCGCTTAAGTTAAAAACTTTAAGAGTACCATCATCTTCACATCCAGAATCAATTTTAAGAAATGCCTCAATTCCCTTTGCATTTAATTCTTTAACAGCTCCCCGATCCACAGAATCTTTATAAAGAATTGCTGCCCAAATATTTTCATGAATAAAATCAGGTGAGTTGATCATTCTCAGTCTCATATCATGAACTAGATCCATTTTATTGTCTTCAGTGTATTCTACATCATAGCGTTTTAATACGCCACCAGTGCTTCCTCCGCTATGATCCATTGCTGCAATAAACTTCATCTCACTTCTCCCATTTTTTAAGTCTTTCTTCTTTTCCAAGTTCCCAAGCTTCTTCAAATCCATCAAATTGACTTGGATCACAATTACACCATAATCGTTTAAGGTATCCTTGTAAAACACCATGAACATCTTTAGTCGAATATCCTATAGGTATTAACATTCCTTTAACACCCCACATGAAACGATTAGCTTCTTTTATTTCTTCAAAAGTCATATCTTCTAAAGAAGCTTGATAATTTATCATTCATATGTCTCACCAGTTTCTCGAAAAAAGTTTTCAGACCAAAAGGCTTTATCATCAATCCAAATATCATAATGTTCTTTTTTACCAACGCTTAATTCATGATATTTTGCACCCCACGCCATAAGTTGTCTTCTAGTAAGAGGTTCATAATCAACACCACTCACACAACCTCTTGCAGTCATATATTTTATAGTATGGCCAGCATCATATAATTTATTTACTCTTTCAATTCTATTCATCATAGGTTCATGCAATTCATAATTTTTTTTACCATCAGGTTCAAATACTTCATTACATATAGTGCCGTCAATATCAATCACATATTTCATCCTTTTTCTCCCTTAGCTATGCATAATTCAAATTCTCTCAATCTCTTCCAAACGCTTATAAGTTCTACAACTACCGCCCAAGATTTAACAACATATTGTAAACTACTTTCTACTCGACCAAATGCTCTAATTGTCTGTTGTAATGCACCAAGTGTAATAGTACCGGCAAGAATAGTTGGTCCAAGTGCCAAATAAGGAACAAGAACCATTCCTTGAAAATAACTATATCTGGCTAAATTAAAATAAGCATAATGCATATATGATTTAAAATGAATATTTCTTACCCAGTCAAATAGTTCAGCAAGAGTTTTAGGCTGACCAGCCTTTGGATCATCTTCAGCATGGACTAAAACTTTACGATATCCAGCTTCTCGTTTTTGAATATCATACTCAATGCCTGGCAATTTAATACCAACTGCGGCAAGTAACATTGTACCACCAAGAGCAGTTGCAAGTGCTACCCACATTAAAGAGTTTGATACTTCTCCAAGAATTGGAAGATGTGTAACGGCTGCTGATAGTCCTATTAGAATAGGAATAAAAGCAATAAGAGTCATAATAGAATCCATGAGTCCTACACCAAGATCTTCCATAATACGTGCAAACTTAATAGTATCTTCTTGAATTCGCTGAGATGCTCCTTCTAGTCCACGAGCATATTTAAATTTATCATGATAGAATTCTACCATACTTGTACGCCATCTAAATATCCAGTGAGATACAAAATATTTAGTTGCTACCATAATTATAATAAATTTAGCTGCAAGCCAGCCAAAACTTGCAAGGGATCCATAAAACTCTGCAGCTGAAAGTGAACCAGGTTCGGCAAGTGCTTTTTGAAGATTATCGTAAAAACCTCCGAACCATTCATTTATAGCAACATCAATTTGTACTTGATACCAAGTTGAAAATAGAATTATAAATGTCCCGAGTATTGACCAATGCATCCATTGCCGTTGAATAAAAAATTTAAACATGATATGGATCCATGTCTAAATATTTTCCCCATTCGCTATAGTAGTGACGCATACCAACTTCGTCATGTATTGTTGAGTTTTCATGTCTTCCATGTAAAATATGTCTGTCTTCTGTACCTTCTCTCATTGTTGTACCCTGTCCAGTTACACCTAATAGATCTTCATGTAAGTTGCGTCCAAATGGTCCCCAAATTGTATTGTGATGTTTGATGCGCGTTTGTCTTTCTTCTGGAGTGTCTTTGCGTAATCCATATCCTCTAAATTCTATTAGTACACTATTGGGACCTAATGGGGTAACACTATCTGATCGATAAGCACTACCACGTAAGTTAAAGTTAAAGCCTGGAAATAAGTCTACCATGTACCATTGGTTTGGTGGCAAATTAGGAAAACTCAGTTCTCCTCTATCACCTTCTTTATCAAACTCAGTATAGTTAACTGTAAAGCTACTCACATTTACATGTCCATTATCAAATGCAATATTCTTTCTAGCAAAATATTCATCATTAAATCCTGTTACACGATTAAAGTAATGCATGAAGTCATGATAGAATTCGCTATTAGTATCGTGCCATAGTTTATAGTTAGTAGGAATAACTGCTTTATGATAATGAAAAATTTCTAGTTCTTCTGTCTCAATAGCATCTGCAATACAATCAAATGCACCTGCTGTCCATTCTTCAACACTTTGAGTTGGATTTGGATCTAATGTTACCCATACCATTCCACCATGTTTAACTTCGCAATATAATAATCTTCCTTTATAAGGTGAAACATATTCTAATGTGCCACTTGGTCTTGTTTCACCTTTGTTTACATATGCTTTAACGCCATCCACTTCATTAATTGCAATAACATTAATACCTGCTATTTGTGTTGTTCTAAAGTTACCTACGTTGTACATCTCTGAAATATGGCACATAGGAACCCAAACTTTTTTAAAAATTTGCTCTTGTTCTTGTTCGAATATTTCTGCATTATTATATGCTATGCTTGAAATTGATTCTACGTTTGGTTTCTTTAACCAATTTTTGTGATTACGTGGTGGCATACCGATGCTCTCCTTTATGGATCTATAGTTTTTATAAAAGCCTCTCCATCCAATTCACTTCTATCTGCAATGAATAGAGATGGATAACTATTTGAATTACCTCCAGGTAAGAATTGACCAGATTGTGGTATTCCAGCTTGTGTTTTATTTTTTGCTTGTTGTAATTTTTTTGCTGTTTCTCTATCGTATTCTATTTTATATAATCTATTACCTTTTTCAGTATAGTTTGCCCAAATGTATATATTATCTCCACCATCCATTATTTCGTGATGGACATAATTCCAATCATCTTTTGGAAATTGTTCTATAGGTGCACCTGCTTTTATAATCAATAAATAAATAAGTCCAACAAGAAAAATTGACATTCCGGGCAAACCAATTAATTTAAAAATAAATGAAGCATTCGAGTAATACATCAACACAGCTAAATATATGCATAGTAAAACAGCTAAAGCAATAACTAATTCAATCATTCCTCACTCCCACCATTGCTTGGCACTCTACGTAATGCCCTATTACCGTTTCCATCTATAAAATTAGACATTTCACCAGGTTTCTTTGGCCTAATTTTTACTTGTATCCTATCATTAATATCACTAATCATTCCCTTTGAATCTACTACAAATGAAAATACTGATACTTCTTCTTTAAAATGTACAACTACTCTTTTAGACATCTTTATTCCATATGGACGCATATCCATCAAATCGATAAAAACTGGTGTTGGATATTCTTCATTTTCATCTTCATAAGACGTATTGTAGTTATGAACTGAAACAAAATACTCACCTGGAACAATTGCATTAATACTGAGACTTTCTAAATTTCGTTCAATAAGATATGATTCACCATTAAAAACATATCTATCATTATTATCACCTAGATCGTCTCGTTCAAGAACCATATATCTACCATCTCTAGTTGGAAATCCAACAATAGTATCATCAGGTCCCTTTACCCAAAGATCCATATCAACACCAGAACTATCATCCCAGTTCATTGTAATTAAAAATTCTACTTCGGGATCTATCTTACCTTCTTCTGCAATAGGATTAATAAGAAGAAATGCAATAAGAAGTAAGCTAGTAAAACCAATTAAAAGATTAAATAAAAGATCTGTAAAAGCTATATTTGAACTATATTTCCTCATTTGAATTTTCCATCAGCACTAATTGCAATTTTAAAATAATAGATGTTATAAGTCCCATCAATGAAGTCATAAGAGCAATTCCCATACCACTAGCAAGAGTACCAATTACTTCTTTCATTGCTGCAGCAGATGTTGTATCAATATCAGTAAATGTTGTTGTAAGAACTATAAGAAATCCAATAAGTGTTCCTACCATACCAATAGACATAACCACATCACTACTAAACCATAATAGATCTTGTGGAGCTTTTTCAGCATAGATGTCAGGATCTCCAAATTGGCTTTTCCAACTTAAAAATCCAATACGTAGTGTAGCTAATAAAAATATAGCTGCAATAATCATAGTAATTTTTGTGGGATCATTTTCGTATACAAATCCCAATATATCAAGTTCATATTGTACATAGCCTAGTGATAAAATTAATACAACAATACTTGTCCACCATTTCCAAAAAGGCATAAGATATTCTCCAATTTAACTAATTTTTATTATATATAAATAATCTTATGACAACTATAAAAGGAGTTATAAGATGGAAGTTTTAGATAGAGTTCGTAATTGGTGTAAAGGTTTAGCTGAGCTTGGCGTAAGTGTTGCTGCTTTGTTAATTATTTTAGAAGTGCTGGGTGTTGGTATGATACCATTTGTTCCAGCAACTAGTGTTGTTGCAAATGTTACAACTATCCTTGCCGGTCTTGGCTCTCAGGGATTGATTGGATTAGTGGCTATTTGGGTCCTATATGAGATCTGGTCAAAGAGATAATAAAGAAAAGTAAGAGGGAGTATTTCCTCTTACCCATCTAATTCTGCTGTTGGTGGTGTAAAGTTTGTGGTATATCTTGCAAGACCTTTTGTGATTCGGAAGTCTTGGATGTAGCCGTTCCAATACCGATCTGTAGCAACTTGGTCTCTACCTATTTCAAAAGGCCAAGTGGCTGTGCTAACTGAAGAACTTTCTGTTCCTGACGCACTAGAATCAACAGTTCCATTAATATAAGTCGCCCAAGCACCTGATGAATGTGTGCGAGTAACTGCGATGTGATACCATGTATTAATCGAAAGGGTTGTTGAACTTGTAACATTAATTCGTTGAGTTCCACTAGAACTGCTAGTCAACCTTAGTGTATTTCCATCACCACCCTCAAAAAATAGTCTTACATAATTATTATCATCGCTATAAAATTCCCATAAACATTGCTTGACGCTTGTTGAAGTCGTATAAAACCACCCCTCAATGGTAATGTCAGACAAACTAACATCAAAGTCATTACTTGCGGAGATTCTAAGATAATCTTCTGTACCATCAAATGCAATTGATTTTGTTCCAGCAAATTTTACTTGAGTTGTAGATGTTGCAGCATCACCAAAACATTGTATTTCACTTTTCTGACTCAAATCTGAAATAGATAATGTTGGATTGAATAGGAATGTAGTATTCGAATCTGAAACCGCCGGAGTAGTTGAAGGTGTAAATGCGGCAGTATAAACAGCAGTACTTTCAATTTTTAGATCACTCACATACGCATTACAGGTACTTGAACCAGCTCTATTTGAACCTATAGTTATATCTGTAGATGTAAGGTCTTTACTTGTTCCAATAGCATCTGTTCCTTCTAGATTGCCATTGATATACATTTTTAAGTTTCCAGAACTATCTCTAACTATTGCAAAATGATTCCATGCATTTTTTGGATAATTAGTAGTTCCTTGAATTGGTCCAAAATCATTACTTGCTGTCCCAATATAAAAATATCCAGCATTGTATTGTGCAAAGTAAAAACCAGTTGAGGCATCTGCTGCTATAGGTCTAGTGTCAAAAATAATATCTGGATTATTACTTCCAGTTGTATATACCCAACCTGACACTGTAAAATCTCCAGTGCCCATTGCTGTTATTGGAGATGTTAGTCTATTCGAACCAGAACTTTCTATTTTAGCGCTTTTACCATGATCTGCTTCTGAATATGGAGCATTGTCACCAGTAGAAGTATTAAATGGTACTACTTTAACATCTCCTTGAAGGGTTAATGCCACACTATTTGAAGATAGATCACGGACTTGTAATTTACCGATTAGTAAATCAGTATTTGAATCAGTAGTAAGTGCATCAGCTGGGGTAAAGTTTGTTGTATATCTTGCATTGTCACTAACCCGGATATCATGCATGTATCCAGTGAATTTTTCTGGATGTGATTGATTGCTACCACCTATTCCAGCTAATGATGTTCCTGCTTGCATACCATACCAAGTGCCAGTTGCTCCTAGAGTTCCATTAATGTATAATTTAATTTGTGCTCCAGTAACCACCATAGCCACATGTGTCCATGTTTTTAATGCAACTGTTGCTGTAGTTTCTAGATTATGTTGTCCTGCTCCGCTATAGTGATGACCGTGTAAATGACCACTATCGTCTATGCCAAAATTAAAATACACCCATTTTGATATTATAGAAGCGGCATTACCATCGATTCCGTTATTTGATCCTCTAGCCTCTTGATATACCCAACTTTCAATTGTAAATGTAGATGTTGAAGCATTTGCTTCTGTATGACTGCCCAAAAATCCAGTTGAAATATCAATACGATCGTTTCCATCAAAATATGTTGCATATCCCCCATGACGATATGGACTAAATGTATTTGCTATAACCGTTCCATTTTTAGTTATAGTATTATTTGAACTAGATGCATCATCAAATGCTATATTTGATCCAGTATTAGCAGCTTTAACAGATAATGAAGTATATCTTGAATTTAGTACAGTAAAACTTAATTCGAATATACTATCTTTTATAACTGCGCCGTTAATTCCATCTGTTGCACTAAATCTAAGCGTAAAAGTTCCAGCGTGGGCGCTATTAGTTGAAGGTGTAATAGTAAATACGTTATCTGCTTGAGATACTGTAGCAGTACTACCTAATGATCCAGATTGCACTACATAGGACCATGTCAAAGCAAGTCCTTCTGGGTCTGTTGATACAGCAGTAACTGTGGTTGCTGTACCGTCCGTTGCAAGTGCATATGATCCGTCAACCCCAGTAATAGCTGAAGGTGCGTCATTTACAACAGTAGCAATTATATACCAACCTGAACCATTCCAAAGATACAGTTTGTTATTACTGCTAACAAGTACCGTATCACCGCTGTTCATTCCTGAAAGAGCAATTAAGGCATTAATATTTGCAACCACTTGCTGTCCACTTGCGCCGGCCCCCATGGCATCAGAAGTTAATTTTCTATCAGACGCACTTAATGTTTTATCTGCAATGGGAGAGAAAGCTCCTCCTCCCCCAAATGCTTTTGCAATTAAACTTGCTTTTGATGCCATAAGTAAAACCTCTTTAAATAGTAGCTTTAACTGTATTTATATCAAAATCTAGCTAGATATTTAGCAATATGTCCAACAAACGGTAATAACATAACAGCCATCAATAAATTCATTCCAGTGTGCGCCATTGCTATTCGTAATGTATCACCTTTTGGCATGCCGTCAGATACAAAGAAACCAGCTAGCCATATCGTTCCTGTCGTTCCGATATTAGCTCCGAGTACACATGCGATAGCGGCCGGTAACGGTAGCGCTCCACTTGCAACTAATGCAATAATAGCCGTAGTGGATAATGACGATGATTGCCACAATAAAGTCATAGCAATTCCACCAATAAACATATAGATTGGATTACCTAAGAAAAACTGTAGATGATCCATATTTCCCATGGATTTCATACCACCAGAAAATGTCTTAAGTCCTATATAAAATATAATAAGACCAACGAGAGTCGTAATTAAAGGGTTTCCGAGTTCCATTTTTGTGACTTTCTTTGTAAGTTTTTTGATATTATCCATACAATTATTCCATTGTAATTAAAAAAATAGCAAGCCATATAGACTTGCTATTATATATTAGGGTTTGTAGCTATAACTATGTAACAGATTTATTATATTTTAAGGTCGAAAACCTGCTTTGAACTTACGTCGAACACTACGTCTTGTAGTTGTTGTTGACACCTGTTTACGCTTTGTATTTAGCTGAGGTTGAACTACGTCAGGAGTCAATCGCTCAACTTCTGATTCGACAATATCATCCAGTTTTTTATCAAGTGAAATAGTTTCAGCCATATCACCAATAATCTCATTTACAGGAGCATCCATAATATCCTGCACTACATTCTTAATATTCATTACGTATTTCCTTTAAGGTTGAGGGGAGCCAAAGCTCCCCTTTTTTGATTAAGCTGCGTTAGCCAATTCAACTGCACGCTCTGCAGCTTTTACTTTACGAACCTGATTACCACCAAACCATTGGCTATGTAAACGATTTTCTGCATTACGACCTTGAACGTGATCAGTAATATAAGTTACTGAATTTAAAGCCTGCCACCAAGAACCTTCGGCAAATTGAGCTCCAGGCTGAGTTTCTAATGCATCATAGCAAAGTTTAGCATTACGAGAAAGATCATCGTATGATGATACTGGAGAATCAATCTTATCTTCTTTGCGTGAAGTGTTTGGATAGACATCATTGTAGTACTGAATAAGAGACTCTGCAGTAACTTTCCGGCTACCAAGAAATTCAGCCATGTCTTTGTATTTAGCAAATTTCTGAGATGCAATACCCAGTGTAGTTTTAACTGCTTCTGGATCAAATACATTACGGTGACCAACGCTCACTGAACGTTCAGCTTTTGCACCAAGTGACCATTCTAATGTATTAGCGCAAACAACCCGAACAGGAGTAAAACGAATATTAATTCCTTTACCATATTGATGTGGATTTGAAAAAAGCATATATGCTTCTACAGTATCTTCGCCAAAGACATCAAATGACTCTTTGATTTTAGCAAGGGCCCAAACATTTTG